ACCGCCGATGCCAGGACTGCCAGGTGTTCTACGACAAAGACACCGCCCGCGGCTGGCGATGCCCGGCATGCCAAGCCATCTACGACGCCAAGCGCAAGAAACGCAACTGGCGGCCATCCAGCAGCAGCCGCGGCTACGACGGCGAGTACCAGCGCAACAAGCCACTCGTTATCGCCCAAGGCCGCAACGGCAGGCCATGCGTCATCTGCGGCAAACCCTTCCAGCCCGGGCAGAAGATCACCGTCGAGCACATCGTGCCGCTACGCAAAGGCGGCACCAACGTGCTAGCGAACCTGGGGCCAGCACATGCGGCCTGCAACATCGGCTGGAACAGGAAGTGAACGACTGCAAGCAGCGCGCCTGCGAAGTGTGCAGAGCGACCTACCGGCCAACCTACTCAGCACAGCGCACCTGTGGCCGCGCCTGCGGTGTGCGACTCAAGCGCGAGATCACGGGATCGCATCCTGCTGAGCAACCCATCGCCTGCATGGTCTGGATCCGCAACTGCGACCAGTGCAAGCGGCTGTTCCCCGCACGACGGCGCACCCAGGTGACGTGCTCTCGCGACTGCAGCAAGGCACGCTCGAACCGCCTGACAAGCGAAGCACTCACCAAGCGCTACCACTCAGACCCGGACTACCGCGATTCGGTGCTCGCCAGATCACACGCTCGCCACGCTCACGACCTAGGCCTCGACAGCCACCTCATCGCTGAGGGATACGGACTGCTGACCTACCTGATCAGGCGTGACCATGGGCGATGCGGCATCTGTCACAAGGCAGTGCGCGCCAAGTCAGGGCCGATGAGACCGGGCATCGACCACATCGTGCCGCTATCGCGGGGTGGCACGCATGAGCTGGCCAACCTTCAGCTCTCGCACCACTGGTGCAACCTGAGCAAGAACAACCGTGGTAGCGGTGAGCAACTGCTGTTGGTGGGCTGAGCAGCCATGATGTGGTTTTTAGGTCAAGCACCCTCATGGCCCGCAGCCCATGAGCGCCTTTTTCGCTGGTACCAAATCGGTTTCAAGGGTCCAAGATCACCAAGGAGGGCCGATGCCGCGCACGAAAAAGCCTGCTGGGGCGGCTGTGGACCGCCGGAATGGCCGCCGCGCCGAGCTGGAGGTGGCCGCTGGCGGCCTGGAGCGCTTCGAGCTACCATCCCGCCGCCCTCCGTGGCTCGTGATCACTCAGGAGGCGTGGGAGGGTGCGTGGGCGGACGGTGTGGCGTCGATGTGGACGCCGGGTGACCGTCCGCTGCTGCTGCGGTGGGCTGATTCGATCGACCGGGCGGCGCGGGCGCTGCGGCGGGCTGACCGCAAGCCGGTGGTGATCGGCGGGAACATGCAGCTGACCGAGCACCCGTCGTACATGACCGCGAAAAGCGCGCTGGCGACGGCGGAGCGGTGTGAGGCGCAGCTCGGCTTCGGTGCTTTGAACCGGAACCGGCTGGGCCTGACGGTGGCGGCGGCGCAGAAGTCGCTGCTTGAGCTGAATGACCAGTTCATGCGGGAGGGTGAGGATGAGCCAGACCCCCGGCTCTGACGCAGCGCCTCGCTGTCCGCGCTGCTGCGTACACGGCCTGCCGTTTGCCAGGGAGGACCAGCGGCAATTCGGCACTGTCGGATGGTGCGGCTGGTGCCAGGACATCGCGGAAGGATACGGCGATGACTGCCGGATCTCTCCTGGCGAACCTCAATGGCTGTGTCCTCACGGCATCGGTGAGGCCCAATGAGCCAGATCCCCGCCTCGCCTGACGGCTGGATCGTCCCGCCGCTGTGGCTGCAAGCGCACGACCTTGACCAGGAGGCGCTTGACGAGCTGAAGGCGCGGTTCCTGGAGGCTGTTGAACGCGGCGGCCCGCCGGTCGTCCTGTCGGAGCCCCGGTTCCGGTGGTGGGATTGGCCCGCTGTCCAGTGGTGGTGGTACCGCCAGTACAAGCGGGCTGACCGGCGAGCATTCAGGCGCGAGTGCGAGCAGATCCGCTGGCGCGGGATCTGGCGGCCCAATGGCGACTGACCCCGGCTGCATCGACTGCGGCTGGCAGCCCGCTCCCGGCGCGCTGTGGCCCACGGAAGGCCCGCTGGCGGTCCGGTGGATGGAACGGTTCCTGATCTGCGCCGAGGGCGACTGGTTCGGCAAGCCGCTGCGCCTGCGCCCCGACCAGAAGCGGTTCGTCTACCGGTGGTATGAGTTCTGCCCGGCGTGCGGCTACTGGCGGTACGACGAGGCGCTCCGCGGCGCAGCGACCGGCGACGGCAAGACGACGTTCGTCGCGGCGCTGGAATGCCTGGAGATGTTCGGGCCGCCGCAGATCGCGCCCGTCTCCCCGAACATCATCAACGCCGCCGCGTCGTTCGAGCAGGCGGACCTGCTGTTCGCTATCGCCGGGGTGATGCTCGGCGGCCGGGACCAGGCCGTCGCTGAGGCGCCGCTGTGCGGTTACGCCGAGGTGTACGACACGGAGATCAAGTACGCGGACGGCCGGCCAGGCATCATGAGACGGGTCGCCGCGGTGGCCGGGACGAACGAGGGTGGCCTGCCGTCCCTGTTCGTCGGCGACGAGCTGCACGAGTGGGGCGACGTCGGCTCGACGAAGGCCCGCGTCCACATGGTCATCGGCAAGTCCACGCGCAAGCGGCGGATGATCTGCCGGCTGCCTGATGGCCGGGAGGTGACCCGCGGGCCGGGCCGGAAGCTGGGGATCTCGACGGCCGGGTTCGATGTGGACCACACGCTGCTCGGCGCGATGTACAAGCACGGCCGCCGCGCCCAGCACGACCCGTCCGTGTCGCCGCGGCTGCTCTTCGACTGGCGTGAGGCCCCTGACGGCCTGGACTACTCGAAGGCGGACGACCGGCGGCAGGCCGTGGTCGCAGCCTCGGCGGCGGCCGGGGTGCTGTGGGACATCGAGGGCCGCGTCCGCGAGTGGGACAACCCGGCGGTCGAGCATCATGAGTGGATCCGCTACTACGGCAACGCCTGGGTCGATGTGCCGGCTGACTCGTGGCTGAAGGATCACCCGGCGGCGTGGGGGAAGTGCCGGGGGACGTGGGAGCTGGCCGGGGACGAGCTGGCCATCCTGGCGATCGACATGGCGCTGAAGCGGGACAGCGTGAGCGTCCGCACCCTGACGAAACTGCATGACGGACGGGTGGCCACGACTAACCGGACCTGGTACCCGGCGGACGGGAAGATCGACCACCTTGAGGTCTGGGAGTACATCCGCGAGCAGGCGCTCGCCATGGGGCCGCGGTTCAGGGGGATCGTCTACGATCCGCGGTTTTTCGAGCTGCCGGCCCGCCAGCTCGAGGAAGAGGGCTTCCTGGTGATCGAGTTCAACCAGTCGCCGCAGCATATGGCCCCGGCGTGCGGACTGGCGTTCGACATGATCATCCATCAGCAGATCGTGCATACCGGTGACCCGGACGAGGCGCGGCAGGTCAAGGCGGCGGTGAAGCACCAGCAGGAACGCGGGTTCACCTTGAGCAAGGGCCGCTCACGGGTGCACATCGACGCGGCGATCACGCTGTGCATGGGCGTGGACGAGCTGGCCCGGCTGACAAAGCCGCGGGACTGGGCGAACACGGTGTGGTGACCAGAGAGGTGATCGTGATGGCTGAACCGATTTTCGAGCGTGTCGAGGAAGACCTGCTGCACCCCTGGAAAGCTTTCGAGCGTCACCACCACCCGGGCGCTACCATGATCGCAGCGTCAGTGCAAGCGCAACCCCCGGAGGCACCTGTGAGCGTCATCACCGAAATCAAGGCCGGACTCGAAGACCTGGTGGCCAAGGCCGAGGGCATCGACGAGGCCGCCGTGACGAAGCTTGAGGCGATCGCGGCCAACCCTGCCGCTGTCGAGGTGATGGACACGCTGGCCACGGTGCTGCATGTGCCGGCCAACGGGCTCAGCGTCGCCGTGGAGGTCCTGAAGGGCCTCGGCGCGCTGTGGGACAAGCCAGCGGCCGCCGAGGCGCCGGTGGCTGAGCCCGCGCCTGCGGTGTAAATGACCGCTGCCACGGCGCCGCTGCGGCTGCCTGCGTGCCCGGGGTGCGCGGGTGGCCGTGAGGTCAACGGGGTGCCGTGCCGGGACTGCGGCGGGACAGGCCGCCAGCGCGCCGCGCCGCGCATGCCGGCCAGCTTGCGGGCGCTGGGGCGCCGCTGGTCGCTGGCGGGTGCGGAGGTGGCGGGGACGCTGGTGCGCTGGTCGGCGAGTGTCCCTGGTGTGGCTGGTGCGGCGGGTGTCACAATCGGTGTTGCGATGATCGTCAACGGCGTGTTTCAGCAGGTGCCCCGGGCTGGGGTTGCGCTCGTGGTGGGTGGCGTGTTCGGGCTGCTCGCCGACAGGCGGCTCTGATGGACGATCGCGGACCCAAGCGGTGCAGCTGCCTGTGCGCGCACAACCATCCGGGTGAGCGGGTCTGTGACGGGACGGCACCGGAAGCGCTGGAGCTGAAGGACCGGGTGTGCGGGCCATGCCGGGCCACGATGGGCCGGCTGTGAGAAGGCGCCAGCTCCGGCCGGACTATGACCGGATCGCCAGGCTGGAATGGGAGCTGTTCGGCGAGGCGTTTGAGCACGCGGGATCGGATGTCATCCTGGTTCGTCCCCCACTGTCGTTCATCTCGCCGCCGATCGGCCGCATGTCGATGATGAATATCGAGCAGTCGGCCCGGATGGTCAAGGCGGCCGGCTGATGGCGGTGTTCGCGGGCCCGCGCGAGCGCACCGCGGCGCGGCGGCCAGGCCGCGAGCAGCGGATCGCCCAGCTGTCGTTTATCGCCCCGCCG